GCGGGGCGGATGCCGTACGAGCTGGATGCGCCGACGCTGTAGTAGCCGCCATCGGCGCGGACGACCCACACGCTGCCGGTGAAGTTGGTGTTCGGGGAGCGGAGCCACCAGCTGGCGGCCGAGCCGTTCAGGTACGCAATGCGCTTGTTCAGCGCAGACGAACCGGTCCCGGCCTCGAAGTAGGACAGCTTCGCGCCGTCTACCGGGAAGTAGGGGTTGTCGCTGGTCGTGAAGCCAATCTCGTAGCCGGACAGCAGGAAAATCTTGCAGAGCAGGCCGTTAGCACCGCTCTGATCCGAGCCACCGGAACCACCGTTCTTGCGATACGGGAGTTTTACCTGCTTGATTGCATCCCTGATGTTGCTCTCAAACAGGTTGAGGAACGTTCCATTCAGATAGCTGTGGATGGTACTGTTCTCCAGATTGTTCACATTCGAGCTGTGCCGCTGTCTGTTCTCGTAGATGTCCTTCATCAACAGCCAAGTGCCGTCACAGGAGTTATCGTACAGAGAACTCGGCTTGCCCTGATGGACGACGATGAACTCTTTTGCCGTACCGTTGACTTTCAGCTTGACGGTGCTGCCGACGGCTTTGGTGCTCAAAAGCACATTTGCCATTTCGTTTTTCCTCCTTGATAAGAGTTAAGAGTCAGCCCACGGAGGAACGTCCGTGGGGCGTTGGGCATAAGAAAAGGAGCCGGATTTCTCCGTCTCCCTGTTCTGATGCTGTTTCTTGTAGAGGTTGCGGCATTGGCGAAGCCTTCGCTTATCGCGTACCGCACGGTTTCCGTTGAGTTTCCGGTGGATCTCCACCGGCTCACCGATGATAGCCTCCACCTTCTTTGCGTATTTCGCCCGCAGCTCGTGCGTATCGCCGTATGCCGCGTGTGCGTCCCACGCTCCGAAACTCTGGAGGATAGCGTCCTTCGTAACCTCGCCGCGCTTGTAGGCTTCCTCCCAGAACTTCACCTTCGCACGGATTCGCTGGATGCTGTCCCGTCGAAGTTTCTGGATGATGCCACCGCTTTCGGTAATGTACGAATGGAAGCCGAGGAAGTCGATGCCGTTCCTCAGCGGAAAGATGCCAGTCTTCTGGTTCAGCTCCAAGCCCCAGCCGTCCATCAGCGCCCGAATGTCCTTCAGGATCTCCTTCAACCGCTGTTTGCCTGAGAGGATGACGTAGAAGTCATCCATGTATCGCCCGTAATACTTCAGGCGGTATTTCTCTTTCATCAGGTGGTCGAACTCGTCCAGAAACATCAGAGCGAGTAGCTGGCTGGTCTGGTAGCCGAGGGGCAGCCCGTCGGTCGTATTGATGTAGACGCACAGCAGGTCATAGATCTGCGGGTCTACGCCACGCTTATCGAGCAGCGCCTTCAGTTTGCGTTTCAGCTTGTCGTGGTCGATGCTGGCGAAGAAGTGATGCACGTCTCCTTTGAGAATCCACCCATCGGTTCCGCGCTTCTCTCGCCGGTAGTAATCGACCATGTGCTGCTTCAGCCGCATCAAACCATCGTTGGTGCCTTTGCCGGTCTGACTGGCGAAATTGTCCCGAATGAAGCTCTTCGTGATGGCTTCATACAGGATGTTGTCCACGACCGCGTGGAGGACGACTTTGTCCACGAACGCGGGTGCTTGGACGAGCCGCTTCTTCGGCTCATAGACATAAAACACCTCAAACCTGCTCGGAACGTAGGTCTTGGTGTGCAGGATCGTTGACAGCTTCTCGGTGCAGGCCAGAACATTTTGCTCGTACTGAGCCGTTCCGGGCTTTGACCGTTTCCGCTTTCTGGCCTCCAAGTAAGCTGCGTACAGCGTTTCAAAGCTGCACATCTCTTGATAGGTCATAAACTCGCTTCTTTGCTGTTGTTGCTTCCTCTGGTCTGGGTATAGGGCAAGCTCCAGACCAGCCATCACTCCTAACACCGGTCGTCTTGCCCCCGGCAGCCGCAGCATCCAAGTCGGGATGGCGAGCCTCGGTGTGATGTGTTTATCGTCCATCCATGCACAGACGGGCGACAGGATATGACTCCCTTTGATGATGGTGTACTGTGTTCGTCCCATCGGAGGGATTACTAATCTCACTTTCCATCAGAGCGGGGCGGATGCCGTTCGAGTTGGATGCGTTGTTGTTGTTGTAGTTGCCATTGGTGTTGACGTTCCACACGTTGTTGGTGTTGTTGGTGTTCGGGGAGCGGAGCCACCAGTTGGCGGCCGATGCGAGTCATACCCTAACTCAAGGCGGATGCCTCCGCCATGAACCCTGATTACTTCCGTGCGGACTGGGCTGCGGAGCAGGCGGACATCACCAGATTGTAGAGGCTCCTGTCCTCCTTTTCCTTCGCTTCCGAACGGAGCTTGTTGGCTCTGCCGCGGTCTCCCTTCAGCCACGCCATCGCCATATACTTGACGTCTGTGACTTTCTTGGTCCAGACGCCTGCCTTCTTCACGCTGATGATGCCTTCGTCCATACAGATCGTGATATACTCCAGCAGCAGGGAGCAGCCGTCCACCACTTCCTCGATCTTGTGGATTCTATCCTCATACGCCACCACGAAGTTCGTGTTGTTGGCGCGATGGATGTCCGTCAGGATCTTTTTCGCGGTTTCGCGCATATCCTCTCCATACATTCGGAAGGTACTCTTTGTGAAGCCCTCCTTGTCCTTGGTGTCAAGGACGTGTACGACCTCTTGGCAGACCATCTTGACATCGCAGATGTCGTCGAGCTCGGCAACCCGTGTGATAATTGCTCGAACGTCGGCCTTGCTGATGTCGCCGGAGACAACTCTCGTCGCCTGCTTGGTGTACTTCAGAAGCTCCCTTGCTCTGTTGCCAAGCAGAAACTCCTTATCGGCCATGTCTGCACTTCCTTTCCGGGCATTGCCCGTTTAATACGGCAGCCAGATCTTCAGGCTCGCCGATGAAAATGCAGCAGTCGCTCTTGACGGTCAGCGTCCCATAATTTTGAGCGTGGGTCATGCCGCAGATGACAAGATCGGTGCTGCGTCTGAGGTCGCACGGCGGCGTGATCGCTGAGAACAGGTTCCCGATGATGCAGGAAATTTCATCAGCGGGGCGCGAGAAAATGATTTCCTCTGCCATCAGAACTCGATCCTGCCAAGCGATGCGTTCCATACGCCGGTCACGTTGACCGCACTCAGGTCGGTGAAGCCGACGCTGAACGGATTTTTCGTGATCTCCGTGCCGTACTTCAGCTCGATAGCCTTGACGGCTGCGTCAACAGCCGCGATGGAAGCGCGGATGTCGCCATGCGCGGTTTCGTCCGTGTTGTGCGCCGCCACATCCTGATCGACGAGATCGTCGGTCTGTTTCCTCGTGTAAGCATCAACGTCGGGGCGCTGAGATGCGGTCAGTTTGCCGTTCGCGTCCAGCGTTGCGAGCCCACTCGGCGTACCGACCTGTTCGTTGGTCAGATACTTGCTGTCATCGGTCTGAGCCTGACCGACATTTACGGTTCCATAAGCCATATCGTCTGGTTACTCCTTTCCCTGATTCAGCCAGTATTCCGCGGAAATAGCGGCGGCCGGAGCGGTCTTCGCCCATACGCGGATCTTCCCCGCCAACGTCTGGTTGGTCGGAGACATCCCGCAGGCGATAGCCGCTGCCTGACTGTTCGGCGCAATGGCAATGTCAACACGGTCTTTCGCCGTGATTCCCGCCACAACGATGTCGCAATAACTCGGATAATCTTCCGAGTTCTCGTCGATTCCCCAGCCGGTAGTCGGAATCGTGATTGCCTTCGTGTTCTGCTTGTCGGCCTTCACGTCCTCCATTTCCTGCATCGCTTCCGTCACGGTCTGCGCCAGCTTGGCTACCAGACCGTTCGTAAAGCTCTTCGCCGCTTCCGCACAGGCTTTCAGATGGTTCAGGTATGTCAATTTACCCATGCGTTACTACCTCCAAGATGGATAATCACGGGGCGAGGGTTTTGCCCTCGCCCCTTTTCAGTCTACGCTGTGATTACGCTCAGACGGTGGCGGCAAAGACCTCGTTCAGCATCTCGGTCACCTCATTGTCGGTGGCGATAGCACCGTGGATGACATCAGAGGGCTCGGTGTAAACCTTGGTGTCAACGCCGTTGATCTTGACGTTGCCGTTGGTCTCGGACGCCTCGACCTTGGTAGCGCCTTCAGCCACATTACCGAGCTTGGTGCCCTCGGCGTCGGTCATCAGACGCTTACCAGCCTCAGCGGCAACGAAGTCGTCAGCCTTCTTGCCAGAGTCGGTCAGGTTGCCGTTCTCATCGAGACCGGCGAAGTTGCCGGAAGTGGCGCTCTTGACCTTGTCGGCCTTACCGCTGATATCGGTCTTTTCGGGAGTGGGGACATACAGGCCGTCGCCCTTCAGCTCCAGGACGTTGCCGTCTTCCTTGGAGATGTTGACCTTGACCTCGACCTCATAGCCAGAGATCTCGATGGTGGTGGAAGCATCCTTGCCGGTTTCCTTGGCCTTGTAGGTATCGACCAGAGCGGCCATGTTCAGGAAGCTGTAAGCAACGCTGTCGGGGTTCTCACCCTTGACGGCGAGGACCATGACGGGCTTGCCATCCAGACTGGGGTTGGTGGAGCCGGGATAGGTGGCTTCAGCCCACTTGAACTTGGCGACGAACTCGGTCTTTGCCTGATCGAGGAACATTTCGGTCGGGAAGTCGAACGTGAACGCGGCAGTACCGCTCTTGTCCTCGCTCGTGTAGAGGGAGACGGTGTTGCCATCAACCTTGCCGGACTTGAACGCGGCAGCGGCAGAGTCGGACGCCTTCTTCAGGTCAGCCTTGGTAGCGTAGTCGCTCTTGACCTTCTCAGCCAGAGCCTTCAGTGCTGCGAGTTTTGCGAGTTTGGAAACATCGTAAGCCATTTTGTTTTCCTCCTAATGATGATTAAAAATATTTGTTCACCGAAGCGTCAGTTCCCAGTTTCCTCGGAATTGAACACTTCGTTGAGCATCTCAGTTACCTCGTCGTCGGTCGCGGGAGTACCGCCGAGGGGTTCCAGCTCACCGGCCGCGTTCTTGATCTGATACGGCGTGGACACACCATCCACGACGACAGAGAGCTTCTGGCCGACGTAAGCTGTGGGGTTGGTCTGTGCGTACTCCTGAGCCGCCTCAAGAGAGGGCCAAATCTCGGTGGGGTCGATGCTGAACGCATCCTGACGCTTGATCGTCAGCGGGAACTCCATCTTGGCGTAGCTGTTCTGGGTGTTATTGACTGCCATATTTCATTCCCTCCTCTCAACCGAGCGTGACTTTCAGGACGGCAGCGTTCTCGTACGGAACGGCCGGCTCGAAAACCCACACGTTGTAGTCCTTTGCGGTGTAGCCGTTGGCGCCTTCGACGGCAACGGTCTTCTTGATGAAGGTATCCGTCACGTCAGCGTTCAGCGCAGTCTCGTTGATGACCTTCTTCACGCCGGTCTTGCCGGTGATGCAGGCGATCACGACGCGGTTCGCGCCAGCGGGGACATTGACGGTGATGACGCCGGCCGCATAAGCCTTGTTCGACTTGGTCAGGCCGCGGATGTACGCGCTGTCCAGCGTGGGTTTCTCGGCAGTAGCGCCGTAGAAGAAGTTGCGGAACGGAGTGTACGCCGCGGAGTCCTTCGTCTTGGTGCCGGCAGCAATCGCAACAGCGGGGTTGGACGCGCCGCCGAGGTTGTCCTCAGCCTGCACACCAGCGCCGTGCGTCGCGGTCACGCGGTACTTCAGGCTTGCCACGGCGTTGTCGCCGCCAGCATCGCCGATGATGAAGCCGTTTCCGCCGTTGTTGTCGCTGCCCGCAGGCAGGGATGCGGCATCCACGGAGGCCACCTGCTCGGTGCCGCCGTCGGTGATACGCTCAACCTTCCAGTTGGACGCCACGACGCCAGTACCGGCCTTGGGGCCGTACTTGTAGGAACCGGGGTTCAGGGTGGCGGCCAGATAGGACGCGGTCGCAACCGCAGTACCGGCTTCCACCGCAGCCGCGCCGCTCAGGCCGAAGCCGTTGATGGACGGGTTCGCCGTGATGGTCGGCTGAAGGGTCTTCGAGGTCAGGTCTTTCAGGATCGCCGCGACGGACTTGCCAGACACTTCCTTGGTGGCCGTGCCGTTCTTGTCCTTCGTCCAGTTGCCGATGCGGTCGTAATCGCCCGCCAGCATCAGGTTCTCGCGCATGATGACCTTGTCAGCGTCCACGTTGCCGGTCATCGCTTCCCACGCCTCGCCGGTGTACTGGTACGCAGACTTCTCGTACTCCTTGTCGCCGACGATGGTGGTCACGACGAACACATCGCCCGACTTCGGGGTGATGTCGGTGTGCGCCGTGAAGTACGCCTCGATGACGCTGCTGTCGGATGCAGACAGGTCAGACTTCGTGCCCTCATAGAGAGCGCCGCCGCCCAGACCTGCCAGAGCCGCAGTCAGCTCCTCGTCGGTGACATAGCCGTCGAGGTCAACCGTGGTGTCGTCCAGCCACTCTACGGAGCCATCCACCAGAGCGTAGATGTCGTAGAAGCCGGTCTTGGTGTTTTTCACGAAGTACAGGATGTTCTCCTGCGCTTCCTCCGCAGTCGGTACGGATTCGGCCTTCTGGAACGAAGCGTGACCCGCCTTGGAGATAGCCGCCAGATACTCTTTCTTGATACGGGTAGCCGTGTCTTTCAGAGCCTGAAGGCTTGCGAGTTTAGAGGTGTCGTATGCCATTTAATCGCTCCTCTCAATGGTCTTTGCCGGTAGCTTAGGGGTTCTCGTCCTCAGAGGGGAAGACTTCGTCCAGCATGGATTCCGTGTCTTCGGTGGAGGCCATGTCGTCGGGGCTGACGCCGCTGGTCGATGCGGTGATCGTGCCGTCCGCTGCCACAGAGATACCTTTGCCGATCTTTACGCCGCCGAGCCGCGTTGCCGTAGCCACGGGCAGCACATAGGTCGATCCTCCGCCTCCCCCGCTGCTGCTGGCGCCGGGAGATACGAGGGCGATGGTCGCCTCCATATCCTCGTCGGGACTTCTCTTTGCCCAGAAGCGCAGCGCACCGGCAAGGGTCTGCACCGTTGGGCAAAGGCCAGCGTTTTTCGCGGTCTCAAGGGCCGCTTTATGCAGAGCGACGTTCGGGAACTGTGTTTCCGCAGCCTCCGTCACGGGAACATCGACGTAGTAGCGATACTCGTCCATGTCCCACGCGCCCTGTTCACCAGGACTCTCCTCCTGCCATGTCCAGCCGGTGTGGGGAATCGTGATGTCTTTGATGATTGCGGTGCCGACACCGCTGATCGCCTCCTGAACCATCGTCCGCACCAGCTCCTCAGCCTCAGCGGACGTGATGAACGCGCCGGGGTTGTAGGTAATCTGGACGTCGGCATCCAGCTCAAGGGCAATCGAAATGGGATAGCGCCGAATGTCAATGCGGTTGTCCTTGTAGGCATTGACCGGCTGCGGGCTGTCGCCCAGCGTTGCGTAGTAGAGCAGGATCTCCTCGGTGTCCTCGGTCTTGGCGAATACGCCAAACTCGCGGAGCCAGAAGCCCTCCTGCAAACCGCCGTTCAGGTCGTTGCGGTATTCGACCACCATGCTCAGTACGCCGTTCTCCACAGTCGCGACGGACGAAACGCCCTCCGCAACCGGAGTGACCAGCGCGACCATGTCGATAGGCTCAACACCTTCGGGCATGGCGCCAGAGCCGACCATGATGCGGGTGAACTCAATCGTCTTCCCAGCCATGAGGCTCGTAATGAGATTTCGGCCGGCGACTGTTACGGTTCCGCCATAGTAGCTCATTTCTGTGTTCCTCCTTCAATCGTTTTGTTGGACTCTGCTTTTGGGGCGCTCCTACCCTCTGCCGTGCTTTCTCGCTTCAAGCGATCCGCGACGGCTCGGAGGTTTTGGAGTTTCGTGCGCTTCGCAGCAGACCGTTGCGGCGAGGCCATCTTCCCCGACTTCATCACCATGTCGGTGATTCTCGTCTCCATGACGCTCTGAACCGCGCTTCCAGCGCAAACAGAGGTGTCATAGGGCACTTCGCGCTCCTGATTGGGCAGCGTACTCTCCAAGACCGCCTGCAGACCGGCGCCCAGATGGAGTTTGAAGCCAAACTTATAGTCTCGCTCGACGCCGGGGAGCGTGTCCTGCGCAATGGTCGAATGGCCGCCCCTGACGTACACATGGGCGCGGTAATCAATATCGCGTTCGAGGACAGGCAGCAGCGTTTCCGTGACGGCAAAGCCGAGGCCGCTCAGAATGTAGAGCTTGGCCGTCTCCATCTCGGTCTTCGTCCGAGCGTAGAGCTTCAGGGTAACGCCAGCGGCGCGGAGCAGCGGCGTGGTGAACAGCGGTGTCGTATCGACGGTGCCATCCATTTCACCGGTGTCGAAAATCATCGTCGCGGGTTCTGCAGGATCTTCCTTGTAGTACAGAGGCCGATCCCAGAACATCCGAAACGCCTTGATGATGTCGGGGTAGGTGCAATCGCAGGTGTTCTTCAGGATTTTGTAAATCAGATACCGGCGGTAGGTTTCGTCGTCGATGACCTCGAACGGGATCGGATTGCCGGCGAGCTTGCCGGCCTCCATTCTGGTCATCACGACGATGTCGCCGACACCGTCCAGTTGCTTGCCAACGGCTGTATGTACTCCCCTGTCCTGCCGAAGCTGGTCGTAGAAGTCATACACCTGCTGAAGCTCGGCGCCTATGACTTCCATGAGCGCCTCGATATTGGCCTTGCCTCGGAACTGCTCGACAAGGTCGTTTTTCAGGGTCGCTACATAATCAGCCATCAATCTCCACCTCGATCATCTCCTCTTTGGTGTAGGCCCGCTGACGCGCCGTAATGTTCTTACTGCGGTCAGGGTACTGGGAGGGCTTTTCATCGGAGGCGTCCGCCGAGGCGAAAATCTGGATGTCGATATAGCTGATGCCCGAGCAGGCTCGATAAAGCTGGCTCATGAACTGCTGCGGCACGACATCCTTGCCGGCGTCCAGAGCGTCCATGTTCTCAAGGACGACCTCTCTCAGCAGGTCAACGTAGTTCGGCGGCAAAGCCTCGGAGCGGTTGAGCGTGATGCCCAGCCTGAACCATGTGTAAATCGTCGTGGGCCGGTTGAAGCGAATGGTAATCTCCTCGTCGTACTCACCGGGCAGGACAACCACAGTCTCGCCGACCGTGTTGATGCCGCCCGCTTTGTTGGCGAGGATCTGCTGCGCAATCTCCTTCGAGTCGCCGCCGTCCACCACGATCTCGACGCTGTGAGGCGGTCGGACGATGTCACCTTCGGGCGTTCCGGTCACATCCTTCGCGTCCAGATAGGTTCCGTCCACATACCATTGGTGCGTGGCGTTCTCATACGGGGCGACGCTGCGGACGCCCTGCACGTTCAGCAGGATCGCGGAGCGGATGCTCTCAAGCATATTGCTCGAACGGTTGAAGATTTTGTCCGCATAGGACTGGCGGAACTCAACGTCCGTCTCCTCGTCGCGGCCCGCAATGTAGCCGCAGAGGTTCTCCACGGAGAGCAGGCCAGCGTCGGCGTTGACGATGTTCGTAATGACACCGTCAGGAATCAGGATGTCGCCGCTTTCTTCCGTGCCGAACGTGATGATCGACGTCACCGTTTCCGTCGTGAGGTTCTCCGAGAGAATCAGCACATTGTTCGAGGCGATGTCGTTCGCGGCAATATTCAGAAACTCGTTTGTCTCGTCCACCGAGGCCGTGAACTTCTCGTCGGTGATGGCCGCCGCGATGCCTTTCAGCACCGTGAGCGTGTCTGCCTCCGTCGGGCTATAAGAAAACACCGCGCCATTGATGGCTACGGTGTAAACACTCTCTGTTCCGAGGGACGCAATCTTGATGCAGGCACGGTTGAACGACGTGCGGCTGATCTCCCTTGCGTCCGTGATGCTCAGATAGGTTGTCGGGTTCGTTGCGGAGGAAATCCTCGTACCGGCGGCCAGCTTCGTGCCGTCCTTGCCGGTACAATGAATCGGGTAATACGACTTCGCAGCCGCCTCACGGGTGGAGCCGCCGTACTGTGCGGCATTATCGAGGCTCCGCCCCTCTGCGGTGGCCGGGTACTGTGAGAAGTACACCGCTTCGCCAAACTCCCAAAGGTCGGCGATGGCGTCGGCCACGTTCGTCAGCAGGTGGTTCAGCAGGGACTCGGGGTTCTGGCGGGTGTTGACGCCCCATTTCTCAGACAAGCCCGAGTGCATCTCTTCCAGAATGACATCCAGCCGCTTGATATTCGGCCCCTGCGGGGTCAGGCCATAATCAGCCATACAGCGTTACCTCCTCTCTAAACGTGTCCTCTCCCACGGTGACGGTGTAGCGGAACGTCGCCGTTCGCTTGGCCGGGTTGTAATCGACCGATGTGACCGTCGCCGCATTGACCTCCTTCACTTTCAGGATCTCGTCTCTCACGAGCGTTTTAATCTTGATGGTGTTCGGGTTCTTCACGAAGACTTCCTCGAACCACGGGAAGCCCAGTTCAGGACCGAGCCGCCACTCGTCATAAATCCAGCGCAGCCGAATCATTACGGCCTGTCTGACGCTCTCCGTCGTGGAGATGTCGCCATTCTTGGAGATGGCAATATCGCCGTCCTCATTCAGTCTAATGTCTAACACGGTGAATACCCCCTCCCAGAAGTAGTCTGGAATCGCCAGAAATCACCCAGACGGTGTCGTAGCGCCTCATGGGTGTAGATTGTTGCTTTCGCCTGAAAGCTCGTGGCGGCCTTCTACGGGCCTAATACGACAGGCTGCCGGTCACAGTCAGGTTGCCTTCGACGGTGACTTCGGGCGCAGAAATCGTTACGGAACCGCCCTTGACCGTAAGCCTCGTTCCCTTGACATCTACGATGACCGCGTTTTGAGCGCAGGCATCCGCTACCGCAGGGTTTCCCTGCGCAAACAGGCCGGGAATGCAGATTGCGTTCGTCATGTCGAAGGCCAGATCCGTGCTGGTTTCCTGCCCGTACTGCCAGTAGTCAAGGCTCTGCTCGGCCACCACCAGAAGGCAGCTATCTCCGGGCTTGACCGGAAAAGCGACTGTTGCGCCCTGTGCGTTCCCCTGCGGGAACACGACCGGAACGCCGGTGACTTGCGGAAAATCCATCGTCTTCCCATCCGGTTTCTTGAACTTCATCGCAGGCTTGACCGTGGCGATGCCCTTCGCAGCATCAAAGCTGACGATCTGCCCCGGCATAGCCGTATGGATGCCGCGGAGCCCACGCTGAATAGTGTTCTGGATCTCCTGCACAAACTCCTGCATCATTACCCCTGCACCTCCATAAGTCGCGCCGTACACGTCCAGTCACCAGAGATGTTGTCCCCGGCCTGCGTCAGCTTGGCGACGCGGAAATAGCCCGTGACGGTTTTGCTCTCCAACTTCACATAGTCGTCAATGTGGATGGCCCCGTTCAGGAAGAACTCGACCTCCCACCCGATGCTGGTCTTATCGCTCGTTTCGGAGTTGGCCTCGGTGACGCGGGCAGGGATGCCCAGCAGGCCAGAGTCCTCGGAGAGAACGAAGACCTCACGGCTCATGACATCCCCCGGCTTCTTGACCTGCATAACGCCGTTCTGCAGACTCCACACAAGGCCACAGCAGGCGCAACCCTTCGTCATGATGTCGCGGGCAAGGCCGACGAAGCTGAAGCCGTTGGCGATGTCAGCAAACTCGGCGTTGTAGGAGTACGTCACAGCTACGCCCATCTGATTTGCCACATCGTCGAAGATGGTCTTCCAGTTTACCGTGCCCACATACGAAATCGTGACGTAGGTGTCGCGGATCTCGACGAGGTTGTCTACCACCTCAATCTCCGTCTTGCGGTCTGCGCCGTCATGGGTCGTGACGCAGTTTGTGACGATGCCGGCGAAAATCAGCGGCATACGGCTCCCGTAGCCCGCCTTCAGGGACAGGACGCAGTCCTTTTCGTCCAGAGTGGCAAGGTGCTCCTTGTTCAAGTTCCAGACGGTCACGCGGCCCGTGTTCTGCGTTTCGAGGTCTGTGCGCTCAATGGAGAAATTGATGTGCAGCGGGACAGGCTGGCTCTTCGACTTCTCGCCGATCTCGAAACCCATACCACCGGCTTTACCTGCAGCCAAGCGATACTCTCTGTCGAAGTTCGCAGACATCAAATCCCCCCTCTCGTTCTACAAACGACTTTGCTCAAAAAGCAAAATCATGAAAAATAAGCAAAGAAAACACGCTCGTGCGTTTGCAAAACGCACACCAAATATATTTACTGGTTAGGTTAGATTACGGTATAGGTTACGGTTACGGTTACGGTTATGCGCGGACTGTCCTCGGATTTCATGTGTGACCGTCCCACGGAGCGTCCGCGGACAGTCCGTAGGACGGAGAGAAAAGCGGGTCAGTCGCTATCTTCCGCAGGGCAGAACACGAAGCTGGCCTTCCCGTCGAGAAAATCACTCCTCCCGATGTGCTCCAGCTTGGTCATCACACCGAAAACACCGCTTGGCAGCGCGGTCACGCCGTAGAACAGGTTCATAGGAAACCTCGGCACGATCTTGATGCCAATGACGATGGGCTGACTCTGCGTATCGTAGAGGCCAAACTTCCAGAAGCCGCCGCGGTCGTTCCATGTGAACCGAATCAGATACGCCTTGCCGTTCAGAACGACGCGACTCATGCTGTCGTTGAGGTCAGGGACTTCGATGATCGTATATTCCATCTCGTTTCCCTCCTCACGAAATCAGGCCGATTGACTTTGCGGCACCATAGAGGATGCTCGACTTGCTGTTGCCCGAGCCGCTGCCAGAGCCAGAACCCGAACCGGAGCCGCCAGAGCCAGAGCCAGAGCCGCTGCTCCCGCTGGACGTGTTGGCCGTGCCTGCAGAAGCGGCGGTCGCACCACTCTTGCCGTAGCTGGCGGGGATGGTCGTCGTTCGCGCCGTCGTAATGCGAATCTTGCGGAACGAAATCGGGATCTCGCGGGCATAGCCGACCTCGGCGCTCTTGCTGATCGTCAGGTTCTCAATCGCCATGCTGGTGTAGGTGGCGTCGCTGGTGACGATTGTGACCGGCTCGGCGGCGTAGTACAGCTCCTCCAGTCGTTTCGTGACCTGTTCGACACGACCGCGTCCGCTGTGGTTCCTCCACGTGACCGGAGTATCGGTGACGTAGAGAACCATGTTCAGCGTTTCAGCGCCGTGGATGATCGCGTCGCTGACGGAGAAGCCGCTCTCGACGGCGTACTCCGGGACGGTGGCCTCGTAGCCATGCTCTTCGCTGATAAGCGCGTCGAACTCGATGCCTGCAATGGTGACAGGTCTTTTTGCTCTTGCCATCTATGTCACCTACCTTGCATACGAGAGGGCGCGGGCCATCTCGCCAGTAGAGTCGCCGGCGGCCTTATCCATCGCCGCTGCGGACTTCTGCTGGCCGGCACGGTCGCCCTCAAACTTGTTGTTGATGTTCACGTTCTGCACGACGCTCTTGCTGACGCTGTTGCTGCCCATAGCCGTCCGCGCCGTGGTGGGGCTGGCTACGTTGGCCTGCGCCATGATGGACATATCGCCCGTTAGAGCGCCGAGCGCGTCGCGTACCTTTGCCTTGCCTGCGCTGATGCCTTTAGTCATCAGGTCGATCATGTCGGGCATATAGGTGTGGAAATCGCTCAACGGGCCTTCGTCCGGTTCGGAGAAGCCGAGGAAGCCCTTGATCTTGCTGGCAACGCCAGAAACGGCCTCGCCAACCTTGCTCACGGCGCTCTTGATGCCGCTCACGATGCTGTCGATGATGTCCTTGCCCCACTGAACGGCCTGCGCCGGCAGAGCCTTGATCCAGTCGATTGCGGCGGTGAAGCCGGTCACGATGCTGTCCTTGATGTTGCCAATCGTGCCGGTGATGCCCGACAGGATATTCGTAAACGCCGTCGTGATGGACGTCCAGATGTTCGTGGCGACGCCAGAGATGAACTCCCAGATCGTCGAGAACACCGTGGAGATAGTCTCCCAGACGGCGGAGACTGCACCGGACACCGTCTCTTTGATGCCATTCCACACGCTGGAGAAGAACGTGCTGATGCCTTCCCAGATGCTCGTGAAGAAGTTCCCAATCGACGTGAAGATGTTGACGAAGAAATCCTTGATGGCCGTCCAAATGCGAATGGCAAAGGCTTTGATTTTATCCCAGTTCTTGTAGAGCAGGATGCCCACGGCAATCAGGGCCATAATCGCCAGAATCACGAGGCCGACAGGGCTGGACACGAACGAGATCACCGCCGAGACGCCCTTCACGACCGAAGTAACCGTTCGCACCACGGCGATGACGGTCTTGACCGCAGCGACCACGCCAACGATGACGGCGATGATTTTTGCGATAGCCTCGCCGACCTTCACCCACTTATCCGTGTCGATGTTGCCGTTCGCAAGCTGGTCGGCAAGGTTTGCGAACTGCGGGGCGATTTTATCTATAATCTTGCCGATGGCCTCGAACACCGTCTTGATGACACCCCAAATGGTCTGGAAAATCGGGATCGCCACATTCTTGATGCCCTGCCATACGGCCGTCAGAATTGTCTTAATGTTCCCCCAAATCTTGATGATGTTGGCGCGGAACTTATCCACGTCAACGCCTGCCTTTTCGAGCAGGCTGCCAAGTAGGGAGTTGTTGCCCTGCATAAAGTTGATGAAATCCTCCACCAACAGGGCTACGATGATGAAGGCCGCAGCCATCAGCAGGGCTTGCTTGTTCACGTTCCGTAGGCCCGTAAACACGGCCTGTACGCCCTTCACGATTTTATCGAAGTTGAACGCGATAAACAGAGCGCCTGCAGAAATGGCAATCAGCTTCAGCACCTTGTCGGTGCCGCCGAGCTTGTCGCCGAGCCACACCACGGCATTTCGGACACGGTTCATCACGCGCATGGCTGTATCGGAGAACTTCACCATCGCACGGGCGATGGCATTTGTGACGCCAAGCGTCGAGTTCATCTGGGTCAGCCAAAGTCCCCAGTTGTTGCGGATGTTCTTCAGGCCGTCCGAGATCGACATATTCGAGTTCTGGAACGCGGCGTCTATCTCACCAGAGGCGTCCATGAACGCATCTTTGAGCTGCTGGACGGTCATTTTGCCATTCGACGCCATATCCAGCAGTTGGGACTTGGCGACGCCGAGGCTTTGTGCGAGCACGTTCGCCGTTTCAGGCGCCTGCTCCAGCATCTTATTCAGGGTTTCGGTATCGACGATGCCCTTCTGGAAGGACTTGTTGAAGCCCTCCATCATGCTCGAAATGGCCGAGTCATTACGGCCATTCGTCTTCATCAGCTTCGCAACGGTGCTGGTGAACTGGATTGCATCATCGACCGGGAAAATATCAGAACCGGCTTTGGCGAGGTTGGAAACATACCCTGCCATGTCGGTATAGGCCAGACGGGCGGCGTTCGCCTTCTGGAGCACCTGCCCCTGCACGGCGTCCATGTTCTCCATCTCGCCGACCGCACTCGTGATCTGCTTGTTGGCGGCGCCGAACTCTTCCACGAGGGCGTTGATCTTTGTCAGGCTGAACCCGATGCCGATTGCACCGAGCAGCTTCGTTGCCGTGCTCTTGATGCTCTTGATAGAGTCGTTGACCTTCTTGACATCGCCTTCGCGCACTTTGAAGCCGACCTCATTGATAAACTTCGCAATCGTCACGAACAATCGCCCTCCTTTCATGGCAGATTTGACCGCTCCGTGTTGACCGTGCCGCTCAAAGCTGATAGAATATCACACATAAGCCGCAAGGCTATATTTCAGAGAGGAGCACACGATCATGGCAAACACGGTTCTCGCCGGTGATTACAGCGGCCTGATTTCGTTCAAGGGCGACAAAAAAGGGCTTCTCATTACCGAGAACAAATTCTTCGGCGCAAAGAAGACCTTCATCAACAAGACTACCGTAGACCACTACGAACTGGTCATGCAGGAGGGCAATTCCAGCATGGGCAGCGGCGTGGCCCGCGGCGCTGTTGGCGCAGCACTCTTTGGCGGAATTGGCGCCATCGCTGGAGCTAACTCCGCCAAAAAGAACAGCGATTACACTGTCTCAATCATCTTCAAAGACGGGACTAAGGCTTTGTGTTCTCTTGACGCTGACAACTACAAAGCCCTCGTCCGTATCATGTACTGAGGCGCAAATGGAAAAGCTCGCTCCTGTGTGGAGCGGGCTTTTTATCTGCCCATTTCGGCCTGCATCTCCTCGGCTTGGAACCGCTCGATGTCCCTGTCCATGCTATACAGCGCGTACAGTTTCAGGGCTTCGTCGAGGGTGTAGGCTTCGTCCAACTCGGACTTCGTGGCAATACCCGCTTTGATAAGCGAGTACATTCTCAGCTCAAGCTCGCTGAAACGTCCGAAGTCGAAGTCTCCCCATTTTCGGATGTCGGAGTCCCCTTCCGCAGCTTGTCGATAAGGCTGCCAGATTGGATTCCGACTCTCTTGAAAAAACCCTTGAAGTTCAGCTTGATAACTTCGTAGCACAGGATGAACATATCCTGCAGTTCGCCGCAGAACACCTCGTCGGCAAGGTCTTTATCCAGTTCCTTGTCCTCTTCCG